AGCAAACTTGAGTTCCCTCCTCATCCGTACCCCATTCGGTGAAGAGGTAGCCCAACTCAACTACTGCCGTAACCAGCTCGGAGTTCCAAGTGGTGTAGGTTTCCCCTTCGGGGTCAGTACCCGTTGTTTCAATCTTGGCTTTAGCCGTAGCCCATTGCGTGGGCGTGAACTCGTATTTTAGGAATTTCATATTCTTATTTGTTACTTATGAAAAAAATCCAATTGGGGGCATTAGGGTGTTCTAATTTCCAAACCGTAAAACTCAATGTACTTACACCAAGCGCAAGTATTGCAATAGCTATGTAAACTAACGATTTTTTCAAGTATTTCATAGGTTAGGCAGTTAAGGCAGCGAGGTCGCTATTTGACAAACGGGTCTTGAACACAAGGGCTTGTGAAACTCTTTGCATTCCACCAAATTGAACAATAGAACAAGCAGGTACAGTTCCGCTTGTATCAGATGCACGTTGTACGCCATCAACATACAGAACAAAATCGTTTGCTTTGTAGGCATAGGCTACCTTGTGAAGACCTGCGGTAGAATAAGTGTAGTCCATCAACACAGGGAAACCACCACCATTGTAAATGATAGCACGAATCGTATTTGGTGAAGAAGGTGGGAATTGCAAAGCAATCACATTAGTGTTATCTGACAGAAAGTACTCGCCACCATCAACGCCAAGCGTAACGTCAAACTCGGCATACAAAGTACCTTCGGTCTGCCCGATAAGCGAGCTGATGCCCGTCTTTAAAGCAGCATCCGCAACCCTTGTAACGCTCGTTCCCAATGTGGGGATGTACGAGGTGGCGTAGGCTCCTGCTTCAAGTTGTGCGCCATATACCAAAATGTCAACGCTTGAAGATACACCCGACTCAATAAGGAAACGAGGGTATAAGTCCGTGCCTGTTGCGGTGAATGTATGCGTATAACGAACCCACTCCGTAGTAAATGAAATGACTACGTTTCCTGCTGGCGCACCTAAAAACTTCAAGCTGCCGTTTCCACTTAATGACTTAATATAAACCGAGTAGGTGTAGGTAGTTCCGTTCGTAATTGCGTTGTATGAAATCCAATCGGCATAGGAACCGCCATTTAGCGCAAGTTGAATTCGGTCTGCATTTTGGTAGCCATCTGGACTCACACCATAATTAGCCGTAAAAGTTGCAGTAGACCCACCAATAGTTGCTGGACTCCATCCAGCAGCAGTTGAGAAATTCTCGCTATTTAATTTGAGGTTCGTACGCTGCGGTTCAAGCAACAGGCGAGGACAAGTACTATTCAAGTAGTCCAAACGGGGTAACCCACTAACTGGGCCAACGCTTACTGCTGCGCTGGTGGTGGCGATGTAGTCTGTTGCGATGTCGCCAAGTTCCGTTTGTCCACCCCACACCTCAAAATCACGAGCGTTAACGCCATAGGTGTTGATATTGATTGTTCCAGAAGAAGCTACTGTTCCATTGGTATTTACACGAGTCCAACCCGTTCCAATCGTTACTAACTTATCCGTACCACCATAAGCTATCTGAATAGTTTGTCCAGCAGTTCCCTTGATGTATAAAGAAAACACACCGAGATTGCCATTGATGCCCGTTACACTTTGCTGCCAAACATAGTTAGCTGAAGAAAACTGAAGACGGGTACTCGTTTGCGTTCCATCAGGTGCGGTGCCGTAGTTTTTCGTAGCCGTTACGGGGTCGCCTCCCCAGCCGCCTGTTGCGCTAAAGTCCTGCGAGTAGGTCTGCAAGTTGGTACGCACCTTCTCAATAAGGCCGTTGCTCTGCACACGGGTTGCACTTGAGGCACGGCTGAACGTAAGGTCTCCCGACCCATCCAAAGGCTTCACCGAGTAGACCTTCTGGTCTTTATATCCGCTTGGAATCATTACCAAGCTGGCATCGTCAAAATAACTCATCAGTTCAAAATAAATAGTTGGTCAATCAAGCATTCTTCTCCCTCCAATGTTGCTCCGTCATCGGTCATACGCTGGATGTAAGTATCAAAAATATCGTAGTAGGTGTCCTCGTTCAAGTCTTGAATAGCAGCCACCAAGCAATCGTATCCCTCAACCACTCCGCCATCATTGGTAACACGGGTAACGTATTGGTCTACGATTTCATTTGCAGGAGAGAAGCACGGAGGTGCTGACTCGTTCTGGATAGACAAAGTGGTTTCATCCACTTGGCCGAACCAAGTAGAGCAGTAGATTGCCCCCCACGATATTAAGTTAGCCATTCTTCTCTTTCTCCTTTAAATAACTTTTTAACTTCACTATATTGCCCTTCTTGGGTTCGTATTGCTTTTTACAACACCCACGAGCTGAAGTTTGCATCTGTGTCTGGGAAGACATCGGCATTTGAGTTTTGATAGTATTCAGGGAACTGCGCTTGGTTGTAGCTCATATAGGTGATGAAGCGGTCAGTATAGTACTGAGCAATGTTGCGCTCCTTCTCAACCAAAAAGTCAACCTCGTTCTTTTCTACGCTTGTTGAATTCTCACTCGTGTGCTTGTATACACCGCCATTAGCGATAGTGTACGCAGCAAAAGGCAAGTACTCAACCATAGCATAGTGAATCAGCATCGGCTGAAGGTAGTCGTTTACTAACGTCAAGTAGCGACCCGTGAGAGTCCCTGCGATGATGTCGTTGCTAATCTTGTCGTATAGGCGAGTACCCGTATAGTTTTGGATGTGGATTTCTTGGGCAATCTTGATGAACTGAATAAACTTATCCGTGTCCACGTTGCCACCGAGTGCGGTGTTACGCACCAAATCCTCTCGCTTAATCCAAAGTGCCGTTGCCATTATTTACGTGGGTTTACAAATCCTTCATTGGGCATATCCACAGGGCGAAGTGCTACGTCCTTCGGATTCTGCTCTAAATCTACTCCTGCTCGCTTGGCTTGGTTTACCGTTACCTCAGCGTTGGGGTTGCCTACATCAGGGGTTACGCCTTCGGCTTTTGCGAGGTACGTCTTACGCATCCAGAAGTGGTGGCATCTTGCTCCGCCCTTATACAACCAGATAGAGTACGTGGCTGCTCCTGCTACACCGAATCCTGCGTTTACCGCTTGGCTGCCCATGCGCTCAATGTCCTCCTTGCGGTAGACCTTGCTTGCTGCTACCATCTTCTTGCAGAACTCACGGCTATTGGCCTTCGTAGCATTCGGAGCGTAAGCGTAGCGAACTTTGTACCTGCGACCTTCTTCGGTCACGCCATCCTGCGAGCTTTTAGCGTTCGGGAATGCGCTGCCTGTTGATGCGAATGCGTACTTGCTCAACGCCTGTTCTGCTTCGTAGTCAACGGGACGCTCATCTACAAGTTCCCATTCATCTTCATTGATGACCTCGCCTACTTCTTCCAAAGCAGCAAAGACCTCATCAAAATGCTCATCGGTCGGCTCTTGGCTGGATAGCTTCACTCCCGTTTCTTCTTCACGGGTTTCAGCATCCATTGGCGTTTCAATGTCATTGCTGAACTCAAGCGGCTGAAGCGTTTTGAAGTACAGATTGAGGTTGATGTCGTTGTAGATAAGAATCTTCTCAAAGCCATCAAGCAGCGTTTCCTGCATCGGCTTGATTACGATGTTCTCAAACAGGATAGAAGCCGTTTTAAGCTCCTCTGCATTGTTTCCTAAGCCTGAGCTATCCTTGATTCCCATAAGCATCGGAGAAGTGATGCGGTGAGCTACCATCAGCTTTTGCATTGCCTCGTTGGACAAGAACTGATATTGGTTGTGAGCATCGCTTAGTTGTACCGTTTCAAGTGTTGCTTTTGATTCAGCATTGTCGTTGAACGCCAAGATAAACTTGCCTGCGTTGCTCGTGCCGCTGAATTTGTTTGCAATCTGCATCTCAATAGACCTACGCTCCTCCTCGCTCGGTACTCCGTTGTTGAAGTTGATAAGCATTGAAGGGTTAAGGCCGTTCTGGATGTTGTTGATGTGGAAGTTCGCAATCTCCTCCTCAAGGTCTGCATACGGCAGTCCTCCTTGATAGTCTACGGGTGAGTAGTAGTAGAATCCTGCTCGGTATGGTTTGATGTACAATACCTCAAGACCTTCCTTGCTCGTTCCGAACGCAGGGATGCGTACAGGCGTTTCTTTGCGTGATGCTACCGCACTCCAATCCTTTGCGTAGTAGTAGCCCTTAATCTCGCCATCCTCATCGCACTTCTCCGCACGGAGCGTTTCAATGGGGATGTGGGCAATCTCTACAATAGAGTTGTGGTCTTGCGAGTAAATGACTTGGATGGCACATTGACCCATCATCTTGTAGTCGGCAACAAGCTGCTTTACGCAGTCCTTGCTGAACAATCCCTTCATCGCTGCGTACTCACTCGGCTTGCGAGCAGAATCCGTAGCATCCAATCCCTTGCCGTAGATAAAATCCACCACGCCATTGATTAGGGCGTTATTGGTTGGTGAACCGTTGTATCGGTCAATCAGGTATTGGAAGTAGTTATTGTCATCGCCATACTGCACCCAATCCTTTCCCTGCACCTCTGTGATGTTAGGGGTGGTGTAAGAGGATAGGTTTACAACGTGGACTTTAGATGATGATGTAGTCATTGTCGTAGCTTGTTTCTTCCGTGTAGACATTTTGGTTTACCGTGAATTTGGCGTAGTCAGTTTGTGGCGTTACGAAGACCCTATCTCGGTAGATTAAATCT